GCACATTTATGAAAATGTAAATATATTATAACCATTTATTTATAATTATATAATTTTTTTAGTATTTAGAATAAATGATGTGCCTGCACATTTATGAAAATGTAAATATATTATAACCATTTATTTATAATTATATAATTTTTTTAGTATTTAGAATAAATGATGTTAATGTTTTTGGCAATTTATTTATTGGTTGATCAAATATATAACTATTTATTTCTAGTTTAATCAAATTACTAGGTAAATTATTTATTAAAAATGGAATATCATGTTTATGATAATTAAGTTTTAGTATTGTTAATTTATCTAAAACTCTAAAATATTTACTGTCATAATATGCTGATTGGTAATTATAATGGTGGGGATATAATGTTAATGATATTAATGTTTTTGGTATATTATTTATTGATCTAAAAAACAATTTATCATAAATAGATAATGTTGTTAATGTTTTTGGAATATTATCTAGTAATTTATCAAATGATTTACTTATTATACTAAGTTTATGTAAATTAATAGGTAATTTATTTATCGGTTTTTCAAATGATTCACTTATTATACTAAGTTTATGTAAATTATTAGGTAATTTATCTATCGGTTTATTAAATAATTTACTTTTTATACTAAGTGTATGTAAATTATTAGGTAATTTATCTATTGGTTTATTAAACATAAAACCATTAATTTTCAATGAAATTAATGTTTGTGGTAATCTATCAATTAATTGATTAAATGATTTACTATGGATAACTAATGAAATTAATTTTTTTGGTAATTTTTTTTTAATTGGATTATTAAATAATTCATTATTAATTTCTAATAATTTAATATTAGGATAATTTAATATTAATCTATTCAAATTTGTAACATTATATAAATTTATTATAGATGTATTCCATTTTTGTAATATACAATTTATTTTATCATAGTTAATCGGAATTCTACTAATATAATAACCAAATAAATTTAAATATGAATATTTAGAGCTAATTAATAAATTATAATTTGTAATATTATCTAAATATTCAAATAAATATAACCAACAATCATTAACTAATAATTTATTCATTACTTTGAATATATATTTTATAAGTTTAAATATATATTTTATATTTTTTAATGTGAATTAAAAGTAAGTGATTCTTCTACTCCGGGTATATTCATGGTTTCTTCAGTAGTTATCGTTGATTTACCTAAACTATATAATGTTTCAGTTTCAGTTAATTTTTTTTCTAATTCGGGTTGCATCTTAGCTAATTTTAAATTAAACAGTATAGCAAAAGATGATTTTCTATAAAGACATAATCTAGGAAATTTAATATCATTTTGAATACACATAGAACCAGGATGAGTACATTCTCCTAAATATAAATATTCATATTTATTTTGTAATTTATCTAATGATTTTCTAAATTTTATTATATATTTACCAACATCTATTTCTTCTAATTCAAAATCTGTTTTATTTATATCTTCATTATCATCAAAACAAACATAATAAGGATCAACATAAGATATATTCATATGAGGATGTGAAATAGTTTTAATAATATTCATCAATCGATATCTATTTATACTATTTATTTTATCATGAAACAATTGGAATGTAGAAAACTCATCATTATGTGGCTGTAATATTGCAATATTATTACCACAATCTTTTGGATTTATTTTATAGTTTTCACAATTTTTTGTTTTTGTCAATGCCAGATAATACTTCTCTACTTTATTATTTACATTTTTCTCGTATTCTAGATATACATATTTTCCAATCTGTTCATCAAGTTTATTATTTTTTGGTTTATCATTAGTTAAGTGTTCATAATATTTAGAATTTAATAGAAATAATATAATTAATAAAATAATAATTATTATTATAACTAATTTATGTTTTTTAAAAAATCTTAATAATATATTAAACATTTGATATTTATTATATTATATGATATTTTATTTTTGATAACTAATAAATACATAAATTAAAATAATGATTGATAAACAAATACATATAAATAACAATAATGATGATGATCCTCCAAATATCCAATATAAATCATCATCTAGTTTTACTGCTGGAATACTAGGGATAACTGTACCATTATCAGTGGGTTCTGTTTCTGTTTCATTATCATTATTATTATCAGTAGTTTCTTCTTCTTCATATGATGGTATATTATATCCTTGAGAATTACATTGTTGTGCTAATTGATTTTTAACAGCAATATCTCTTCCAGCATCAAAATCAGAAAGATCAATATTAGCAGTACAAAAAGTATAATTAATTTGTGTAGGATCACGTGATAATGGATCCATATAAGCACCACCAAATGATGCAATACATCCTGGTAAGAAAACTTTTGGTGGTGGAGGGTTAGCGACAGAATTTTTGAGCCAAACTGGCATATCTGCATAACAAGCACATTCTGGTTTATAATACTTAAATTCTTGATAATCAATTTTACCATTATTTTTTTTCTTATATTCTTCAACTAAATTTCTACAATATACTTCATAAAAATTATCACATTCAGTTTGTGATGTATTAACTAAATTACACACTGATTTTGGTATTTTAATAGATTCATCATAAATTTTATATTTAGAATATACTTTTCCAATTGGTTCATTCGGATCATATTTTGCATCATTAAATAAAGGTAATCTAACATCAATTACATAATTATTTGGATCCTCTGGTATTTGTTTTTTAAGACAACATGCTCTTTTAATTGTCGTTTTATCTATAATTTGATTTAATTGATTATTAGCATTATCAGGATCAGTAGAAATTCTACTATTTGCTGGTTGTAATTTACGTCTAAATTGACTTCTATTGAGTGAATCAGTTAAATTATTTTGCATACCAGTATATATTAAAGTATTCATTAGTGTGTTAATAATATATATAAATAATCATATATAATAATAATGGAAACAGAAAACATAAATAATATATTTATTACTCAAGATGAAAAAATAAAAGATACTATAGCAGGTAAAATAACTTATACCGATATTTTGAATGTAATACCAGAAAATAGTTATAATGTACCAAATGAAAATTTAAGAAAAAATTATAAAACAGAATGGCGTTGGAGATTTCTAAAATTACCTGATGATAGATTAACCATTGAAATAAGTTATATAACTAAAGATAATGTTAGAATTTATTTTAATAATAATGGAAAATGGGTTGAGAGATATATTGATCCAATATATAATAATTATGTAATTAAAGAATATTACTATTATTCAAATTAAAAAATTAATCATTTGTAATAACATCTAAAACATTAGTTAAATTATTATAATTAAAACATTTTTGTAATATTTCTGCTGGCGTAAATTTATTATCCTTTATTTTTTTGGATATATTTTTTTCTAATTCACAATTAAAAAAAAATTCTATTATATCAGTACATACTTTTTTGGAACATTTTCCAAAATATAATTTCATATCAATTCTACCTGGTCGTAGCAATGCATCATCTAATTTTTCAGGATGATTTGTTGTAATTATAATAATTCTACCACGTTGTTCTAATACTCCATCAATTAAATTTAATATATAAGATAAAGTCAATTTATCATCATTGGTAGAAATATTATCTAATTTTAATAATTTATCAAGTGCATTATTATCTAATGTATTATCTTGTGAATCATATAAAGTTTTAATATTTATCATATCTTTATTATTACTTTTTATATTTCTTTTTTGTACTATTTTACCCATACAATCAATATCATCTAAAATAATAATTTTCTTATTAGCTGGAACATAATGACCATTAATTAATTCATTAAAAAATATTTTTTTCAATTCTGAACAAGTTTTTATTTTTGATAATGGTATTTCTATAATATGTCTCTTGGTATAATTAGCAATTGCTTTTATTGTCGAGGTTTTACCACAACCTGGTTCACCATAAAATAATAAACCTAAAGTATATGGTATACCTAATTTTTTATATTCATTTTCATTTTTAAAGAAATAATTTAATCTTTCAATTAATAATTCTTTTTGTTCAAAGAATATATTATTGAAACATTTATTAGAATAAAATTTATGAGATTCAAATTTGATATCTAATATATTATTATTATTATTATTATTATTATTATTATTATTATTTATCTTACCTACATAAGAAAAAAAATAAACATTTCCATCATTATATTCTTTAATGAATTTTTTATATTCATCAATCCAATTATCTATTATTTTTTTAAGTTCAGTAAAAGCAAGTGTATAAGAATATACATATAAATTATAAAATTCTATTGAACATTTTAAATCACTACTCTTATCTATTTTATTTTCTTGTCTAATAAAAATATCATTTGTAATTTTAATTTCTTTTTTATTATTTACTGCAAATGAAAATAAATTATTATTATTATTATCTATATTTCCATATTTATCAGTTGTATTAAATTGTCTACCATATTCAATATTAATATTTAATTTACTTATTTTAAACATAATTGCTTTGTATTCTTGAGGAAAATTAATATAATGTGAACAAAATTCTGTTGATATTGTTATGGTTCCTTGGATAAGATATTCTGATTTTATAGTATTAATATTGCTAATTATATTTGTAATATAATTAATAAATATAGGCACTTTTTCTATAACCTTTTTACAAATATATATTATTAATATAGTACATATAGTATCAAAAATTATATTACCAGTTTTAAAATTTAATAAAAAATTAGTTTGTAATATTGTTATTATATCATTCATTAGAATTATTATAATAGTATTAATAAAAATTTATATAATTATATACTTATAATAAAATTGATTTTATTTTAATATATTCATTTATAATTTAAAAGATGTAGAATTACAATCTATTACAACAATTGGTAATAATGCAAGAGATCCACGAGGATTTTATATCACAAATGTTTTTATTTGTCAATTAGATAAAAAATCAAACATAAACATAATAATATCTATAAACAATATATAAAATTATATGGAAAATTTATATAATTTATTATCTAATTTTGTCAAAGAAAAATGTATTAATAGAGATAATAGTCATGGTTGGCTACATATGAAAAATGTTGTTGAAAATAGTTTGAAAATATACAATTTAGAATGTATTAAAGGAAATATAATACCATCATATGAAATTAAACAATTAATATTAATTGTTGCATGGTTACATGATGTAGCTGATCACAAATATGATCATAATGGTTATCTTAGAAAAGAATTACAAATTTTTTTAAATAAAAATTTTCCTAAATATACTAATTTAATTTTAAATATTGTTGAACATATTTCTTTTAGTAAAGAAAATGATTGTTTAAAAAAAGGTATAGATCTAAATTGGATAAATATTTTAGGAGAAGAAGGACTACTAATCAGAAATATTGTAAGTGATGCAGATAAACTTGAAGCTTTAGGAAAAAATGGTTTTGAAAGAACTTGTAAATATACTGAAGAAGTTTATAAAAAAAAATATGCTAAAAATATAACTTATGATAAATTAATAACGAATGTTAAACAACATGCACAAGATAAATTACTACGATTAAAAAATGAATTTATTCATACTATTAGTGGTAAAGAATTAGCAGAACCATTACATGAACAACTTAAATATATGATCGATAATATGTAATTTATCTTACTTTTGCACCCTGATCAATATGATTTTGGGTCATTAATAGTTTTTTATATAAATTATTATCATAAGTTATATTATTACCACCATATTTATTTTTCCACTCAGCCCATTGGTATAAAATTGTGGGTATAAATTTAATTTCATATGTAGTACCAAATTCTGTAGACCCATTTAATACAATTATTTTATCATCCACTACTTTTTTATGACGAATTCTTAAATCATCTCTATACATGTGCGATCTTTTATTTTCTAATAATTTAGAAATCTTATGTAATGTATTTACCCAAGGATTAATTATAGTAAAACTAATTATATCATTAAAAGAATATCGTAGATTAAATCTTTCACCACCACGAATAACCCTAGCAAACATTATATTTTTAAATTCTTCTGCAGTCATTAATTTAGATTTGATTTCAACAGTATAATTAAAATCATCTAATAATCTTCTTATTAAAGAATCTAATCTATTAAATATATGTCTATGATTTATAATTAATCTATTCCAATCAATATCTGGATATTTTAATGCTTCATATTGTGCATCTCCAAGATTATCAAAACTTAATACATGATAATTTCGTAAATATTCATCTTCCCAATTTCCAACTAAAATTGGCGAATCAGGGGCTATTTTAATATTTGGTGTAATTAATACTTGATATATTCCATTTACTTTTCTTATTCTATTCATTGATATTAAATTATCTATAGATATTTTTTTTTGTAATTTCATTTTGAAATTGTATTAATTTATCTTGTTTTAATTTTCTAGGATTGATTACTTTAATCCATCCATCTTCATCAGCAATTGTTTTAGTTTCAATATAAATATTTTTTGGTTCAATAAATTTTATAAAATTTAACAAATAAAAAGACTTAAAATCTTCAATATGACAATTAACTAATCCAAATTTATTATGTTGCAACAATACAGCATTTTGAGGAATATTGTATTTTTTATTAACTTTAATACTAATCCATTTTATATCATTTAACTTAAGATAAGCTATTGTTTTTTTTAATAATTTTAAATTTTGTTTAACATTTTCTATTTTTTTAATTATAAACATAGCTTTATGTGACTTTTGAAAATAACTTATTTCCATAGCATCATGAGATATTTCTGAATTAAATATTTTTTTAATCATATATATATTATTAAAATTTTATATATATCATCATAAACACATCTACTTAAAAATTGATTATATTTTATAATATATACTATATTAAATTATTATTAAAAATGACAAGAAATTATGAAGTACAATATGGATCATTAAATCTAATACTAGGTTGTATGTTTTCAGGTAAAACTTCCAATTTAATTACAAGATATAACAGATATACTATTGGCGGAAAAAAATGTATTATGGTTAAATATAAAGCAGATATTCGTTATGATAAGAAAAAAGTAGTAACTCATGATGGTATTAAAATTACTGCTATCATTTGTGAATATTTATATGAAATAGATTCTATTATTAATAAATATGATGTAATTTGTATTGATGAAATACAGTTTTATAAGGACGCTCATATTTTTTGTGATAAATGGGCAACTGCTGGGAAAATAGTAGAAGTGTGTGGATTAAATGGTACTTATGAACGAAAACAATTTAATATTATAAGTAAACTCATACCAAAAGCAGATTCAATAACATATCTTACAGCAATATGTCGTGAAAATGGAAATGAAGCAAAATATTCTAAAAGATTATCAGATGAAACTGAAGAACAAGTTATTGGTGGGATAGATAAATATATTGCAGTAGATCGTATGACTTACTATAATGAATATAATATTAAACAAGATAATATTGAAAAATTTAAAGATTTTTTAAATATTTATGTAACTCAATGTAGAATTATGTTAGATGAACAAGTTAAACAGAATTGTATGAAGAATTTAATGGATAAATTAAATAAAGCTACAAATGATATTAAATATAAAGAAATAATTGATGAATGTTTAGAAAAAAATTGATTTTATATTAATATAAATAATAAATTCTTTAATAAAATTAAATTAATAATGCAACAAACTAACTTCCAAAAAGTAATTGATTTTAATGAACAATTTGGAGTAAAAATTTATGATAAACCTGATGAAAAAATATTTGATATTGATCCAAAATTAATTAATTTACGAATGAATTTAATAAGAGAAGAAATTAAAGAATTAGAGCAAGCTGTTACTAAAAAAGATTATATAGAAACTATTGATGCTTTAGCAGATATATTATATGTAGTATATGGAATGGGTGTATCAATTGGAATTGATCTTGATCGAGCATTTGATTTAGTACATAAATCAAATATGAGTAAATTATGTAAAAATGAACAAGAAGCACAAGATACAGTAAAATGGTATCATGAACAATATATAGAAAATAAATTACCATATGATTCTGCAGATTATAGAAGATCTGAGGATGGAAAATATTGGGTAGTTTATAATAAATCTACTGGTAAAATATTAAAATCAATAAATTATAATGTGGTTGATTTAGTGCCATTAATTAAAAATATTAATACTTAAATAAAAATGATTATTTTAAAATAATGAAATTAATTATATTTTTTCTATTAATATTTATTACGATAAGTTATTCATGGGATTATTTTTTATTTGTACAAGTATGGCCTGGAAATTGGCTAAAACATGATCATATTAATTACAATTTTACTAATGATTATTTTATAATTCATGGAATTTGGCCGGAATATATAAATGGTTCCTGGCCAGAATTTTGTAATAATACTAAAAAATTTAATATTAATGAATTAGAATCAATCAATAAATTATTAACTAAATACTGGACTAATTTTAGAAATCCTATAAAATTTTGGAAACATGAATATCGAAAACATCAAAGTTGTGCAAAATCTGATCCAATATTTAATACAGAATTTAAATATTTTTTAACTGGTTTATTTTTATTTTTCCAATCAGATATTTATAAAACATTAAAAGATAATGAAATTATTCCGACCAATAAATATGCTTATTCAGTGAATAAATTTATTTATATATTAGAAAAGAAATATAATAGTACTATTGTAATTACTTGTAGTAAAGATCAAATTATTTCTGAAGTAATTATTTGTTTTGATAAAAATTTGAATACAATAAATTGTCCTAAAAATGAAATTAAAAAAAAATGTAAATATAACAAAATAATCTATAATAAAATTTAAAATAAAAATATATACTTTCCAATATTAATAACAGTACTAGATAAACTATTTATTAAATTAAAATTATTTATATATTTTGTAATTTTATTTAATTTATAATAATTATTTTGTTGGTTGATTGAATTATATTCAACTCTTGTTAACTCATCTAAATCTTTACCATCATTCAATACTAAAAAATTTTCATCTAAATTACTTTTTACTGTAGTAAAATAATTTCCTTCATTATCTTTTTCAACAATAATACTTTGTGTCATAATATCATTATTATCATCTAATTCATTGTAATCTATTAAATCTTTAATCATTTCTTTATATTTATTTAATTTATTTTTCATGCTAATACATTTACACTTATCACAAGAACATTTTTTATTATAACTATGATTCATTTAAATATATTATATTTAAATATTTAAATTAATAACTAATTTAAAAATCAAATTTATTATTTTTTATATTTAGCATTTATTACGTTTTTCTTCTTCATTTGTTCACTCCATTCTTTTTGCCATCTCCATGGTCTACGTAATCGCCAACGATAATTAGGATACATACTCTTTACTTTAACAACTGGAAAAATATGACTATAAGGATAATAATAATATGGATCTCCATATTCCCAATAAGTACAATCACTTCTAA